TAGAACCACATAATCTCACCAAACAAATTATTAAGTCCAACGTTGATATGTTGTTTTGGAGTTGTGTTAATATCATCGTAAACGTGATCTTCAACTAAACACGGTAATGATTCTAGTTTACCAGTGTATCTAAAGAAACCATTTTCTGACATCCAATACGCAGCACCATCAACCTCAACGGCTGCGTTCTTACCAATCAATCCACAGTTAGTACCAACTTGTTGAAACGAGAATGTAAACGGTGGACCAACAAACCTCATAATAAATAATGCAGTATCAGTCCAAACGTAGATTGCATCTCTACCTCTTATCGCTCCAACAATTTTAGAACCATCTGAAAGTCTTTGTGTACCTGCAGTGTTAGTCGCAGACGGTGTATATGTATTAATATCTTCTTGCGACGAGAATCTTATAAACATTGGATCTTGTGTAGACGATGTTCCAATAGTTGTTTCTGTACCAAAAAATACTACGTGTCTATCCGGTGTTGATACTAAACTAAATTCTGATGCTGTAGGTGCACCCGATATAATCGTTGCTCTAGTATTGTTTGCAATAGTTGGATTTGAGTCCCATTCAAAACTTTCACCACCTGTTATAGTTGCAATAAGTTTGTTACCAAAGTTATCTAACGACCATAAACCAGGTGCTGTCACAACGTCACCTGATACTGCAGTGTTCCAACCAGCATATCCTGAAGCATCTTTTACTGTAGCTCCTGATGAATGCGAAGCAGCTGTCGTACCATTTGCTCCTCTAGTTAATCCTGTTAAACTATTACCACTTACACCAGTATAAATTATTAATTCTGATCCTATAATAACTGTTCCTGATGATGGAAAAGATGATGCACTTGCCATTGTTAAAGTTGTAACCGATGTATTAATTGATGATGAAAGAGTTGATGTAAATACTCCAGCTTCTATACCACCCCATGAACCAAGTCCCCAACCAGTTGATGCAACCTCTAAAGCTACTCCTACTGGATAGTAATGTTTAACACGAATACCACCAGATGTTGTAGCACCTGATCCAGATTCAGCAGAATCCATAGTAACTGTTAATGTAGTAGATGTAGGTATAGTTGTAACTTGAAATTTATTATCATTAAAATCTGCAGCTACAAAGTTAGAATTAGTAATAGATGAAAAATTATCTAATAATATAATATCACCTTTGTTTATATTGTGTGCTGATGCAAAAGTTATAGTAACAGCTGTAGATCCATTAGTTGTAGAAAAAGCTGATGTTAAAGTTGTTGTCGCTTTGATCGGATGTATATCATAAAAGATACCCCCAGAATAAGCGTATAGAATTCTGTTTGTGCCAAGCACAGCGTATTTAATACCTGATGTATTTATAAAATGATGGATAGCAGTGTTTCGACCTGTTATGTCAACTGATCCTAATTGTGCCCAACCGCCTATTTTTTCAGGACTACCATATCTAAATCTAACATTATCACCATTAACCCACTGACTCTCGCCGCCCGTTGATGTGACTTGTTTATTAAATCCTGGTGCAAATTTTACCTTCTGTAACATATAGCCCTTTATATTACTAAAAAGCCCAGCTTACAAATGAATATCTAGTGCCTTTAGTTGTCTCTTTTACTTCGTGTGGATACATAAAGTTCGATGGAAATAAAAGTATATCTCCTGTTTTTAACTTAATTTCTTTACCTCTGCAATAGAATTCTGCTCCTTTATAATCTGTATTAAGGTTAGCAACTATTGATACTATTGGTACACCCTTCATTTTACCATCAAATAAACTGTGGATATGATCGTAATGTTCTCGCATTAAAGTTCCAACTTCATATTTGTTAAATCTTATTGGAGAAAATTTAGTTAAAAAGCTTTGAGTTTTTTCTCCAGGTACACTTACTTTAATTTGGTAATCTTCTAAAGCTTTTAATAAATAGGGTGTTATTTTATCTTGTTGTTCTTGTGTACAAGGCATTACATCTAATTCTTTTGTCGGTTCTGAATTATGTGTTCCTGCAGCATAATTATGCCAAGTATGTTTTTTCCATTCTTTTTTATTACATTCATCTATTAATTCTTCACACACCTCTGTAGGTATATAGTTTTTAGCATATATATAATCTTCAATTGTTTTCATGTGTGAAAATTAAATGACATAGATATTCTATTTTTTTTACTTAAATTAGGCTCTACGCTATGAAATAGCCACGAAGGAAATAATAGTAATAAATTTTTCGTAGGTGAAACGCGCCATATTTTAGAATTAAAAGTATTGCGTTCAGATACACTGGTTAGTCCCTTGTCATATAAACCAGGTTGTTGAGGATTGTGAAACATAATATCTCCACTATCTTTATTTACATCTATATAGAATACTCCTGATATTAAAGAATAAGGATGGTCATGGGTTCTATTATAGTCTTTATAGCCATTAATATTAAACCAGAAATTAGATAGTTTTAAAGTTTTATTAATTTTATATTGGTCAAAGAAGCTTTCTAAAGACGGTTCCATACTATCTACAACTTCTTTAAAAACATCATCAAGTTTTAAATCATTGCTTTGAAAACCAGTAGGGTTGGTTCTAAACCTTCCTTCAGAGTTTTTTTGAATAATTAAACAGTGTTTTTTTATTTTAGATAAATTAAGATTTAATTCTTCTGTTAATAAAAAAGAAGGAAAAAGATTAAATATTTTCATCTATCAATTTTCGTATGTTTAATTCTGTTAGATCATGTTCTAATCCTAATACATCAATACTAAATGTATTAAATGACATACTAATTCTTTCTTCATCACTTGTGTTTGTAGGCACATGATGATTTAAGTCTGATGGAAATATAATAAGTTCTCCATCAGTACAAGGTAAATAAAATGTATGTGAATTTAAGTTATTAAATTTTTTAGTATGTAACGCCATTGAATATTGTAATGTCTTAGAAAACTGTATTGGTGGTAGTTTAGAATTTTGTTTAAAATAAAATACACCACTTATAATACTATTGGGATGACAATGACGATGATGGTTTGATCCTTTAGGATTTTTATTTAACCAACATTGAGTAACTATTAATTTTTGATCTGATTCATAAATTTTTGTAGTAAATTTATCTATACATTTATTAATAAAATTTTTAATATTTTTAAATTCTTTGTGTTTTAATAAATAAACATCTTTAGATTGAAGATTACCGTTATCTTTTTGTTTTATATATTCTAAAGTATTAATATATTTTAGTTCTTTAGTTAAGGAGCCTTTATATTTTGTAACAGTAATAGGTGTTGGAAATATTTGTAGTAATCCGTCATCCATATAAAATATTTTAATCTATTTTTCTTTCATTCCAATAAAGTGTAGCTTCGGCATCAGTATCAAAAGGAATTTCGTTACCATCAGCGTCATACTCTACCCATTCAGATGTAAATGTATCTAAGTATTCTTTTAATGCTGTTTTATTTTCAAACTCACCTAATCCAGTTGCATTTGATCCATCTACAGTTGCACCAACCATATCCCAATTTTGAGGAGACGCATTACTGTTGGCTTTTAAAAAAGAACCCCCGTGTGAAATATAACTTCGAATTTTACCACTACCAGTTAAAGTATATTTAATTATTTTATTTGCCATTTGTTTTATCTTTATTGTCTATTAATTTAGTATTTATAGATTGTTCATCATACAATGTAAATCCTCTACGTTTTGCAAACCTGTTGGCATCTTTAGAAAACTTAGCTGCGCACGCTTCTAACCATTGCATAGTCATTTCGTGAGTGGGTTCTTGACCAGCTTCTAATATTTCTTGTTCCATTTTAAGATACGCATTAACTTCAGTTTGTGCCTGTCCACTGTTTATACCCATATCAAAAAGATAAATTAAATTACCTTCATCTATTACCCCACCTCTTGATCTAGCTGCACTTAAAGCTTGTTTCATACAAGTCATTACATGATAACTAGCTTCTTCTTTTTCGTATTCTTCTTCAGTAATATCTTCTTTACCTAGTTTTTTTAAAATACTTTTATATTGATTAGTAAAGAAATTCATTTTTCTAATAGCACCTAATATAGAATTTTGAGTGTTATTCATACCAACTTGTATTTCAAGAATTTCTGTTTCAAGTAATTCTTTTTCAAACGTAGTTATATCTAAATCTGTTTTTAATTTGTGTTCTTTTTCTCTAAGTTCTATATCTTTTTTTTGCAAACTAATATGACCTTCTTCTAAAGCCACTTTAGTTTTATCAATCTCAGCTAGTGTATGTTTAATTGATCTTATAGGTGTGATTGCTGTAACATCTAACATTACACCCATAAACTGTGAGTGTGATTTATAAAAATTAGAACTAGATTGTTTGATAGCTGGTAAAGTATTATGAATATTATTCAACATTACTTTGTATTCTTTTTTAACTAATGGAGAGTTTGATATTTCTTTTATTATTAAATCTTTACTTGACATTTAAGCTAATCCACCATTACCATTAGAACAAGCTTTAGAGTAAGTTCCTTCAACAGTTCTATCTCCAAAATCTGTTCCATTACCTGTTGAAGCTATTGTTATATAATCTATGGCACCACTTTTGCTAGGGATTCCACCTTTTGCAAATAATCCTCTTGTCTTATTACTTGTGCCACCACTAGAATCTTCTGCTTTAGTTGTTAAATCTCCAAAATCAGTTGCATTACCAGTCGAAGCAAGTGTTAAATAATCCATTACATTTGCAGCAGCATCATTACCGCCAGCCCATACTCCTCTTGTTCCAGAGCTAGCACCTGATAAAGACGATCTAGCGACAGTTAAATCTCCAAAGTCAGTTGCATTACCTGTACTAGCTGTTGTTATATAATCTACTGCATTTGTCATTCCAAGTGCAGCAAGATCATAACCACCACCGTATACTGTTCTAGTGTTAGAACTACAACCAGCTGCAGAATATTTACCAACAGATAAATCTCCAAAATCAGTTGCATTACCTGTAGTAGCAATCGTTACATATTCCATTTCATTTCTTACTGTATCTTGTCGCTGTCCTATACAATGAACAGCTCTAGTATCATTATTACCAGTCATACCTTGTTGGCTAGTTTGACTTGCTAAATCTCCAAAATCTAAAGCATTACCTTCTGTCGCAATCGTTACATAATTTATGTCTTGTAATCTAGCAGGTTGTGTATTTCCACCAAACCATAATCCTCTTGTAACACTTGCAGCTGAACCACCTAGTCTGTGTCTAGCACTCGTTAAATCTCCAAAATCTGAAGCATTACCTAAAGTTGAAATTTCAACAAAATCAATAATGTTACTTGGAACTGCACCATATTTAAAACAACCACCCCAAACACCTCTAACATTAATTGCAGCAGCGCTAACTCCAGAACCAAAACCTAAAATTTGGTGACCAAAAGATTTACCTTTGCTATCAGGTTTTTTTGTATTTTTACCTACGCTATAAAGTTTATAAAAATCTTCCATAATTAAGCATCATTAGCTGCATCAGTCGTAAAGAATAATTTAATACCATGTAATCTGCAATCTGCATCCATGTCATCATTACTATCTGATACATCTCTTCCTACTCTAAAATAAACAAGTTCGTTATCCCCTGGAGAACCAGCAATTGTAATTGCACCACTCTCTGCAGTTAAATATAATTCTTCAACAGCTCCTTGGGCAGAATCATCAACTACCACTGCTGTGCCATAAGCTGTGTCAATAGAATCATTATCTGCAAAAGCAACTCCTTGTAATTGTAACGAAACACCATCTGTTGAAGCTGAACCAGACCACATAAATTGACAAGTAACTGTACCTAAATTCCATGATTTAGGAAAGGCTACTGCAAATTGTGCAAACTCATCTGCATCAGGATCAAAATCTAAAACTTCCATATCAGGTCTGCCAGATGTTGTTTCAACTGTAGCTCTTGCAGCACCATTTGTAGTAGTTGGTGTCATAGCGTTAGATGGAACCCAAATAGTTTCTTTGCCAGCAACTTTAACTGCTGCACTACTATTTGTAAGCGTTCCTGAAACATCACAAGTACCATTAATATCTATTGCAGTTGCTGATAAATCTATTTCATCTGTTGCACCTATTGATAATACTGTTGCACTTGAACCTTGTACAAATTGACTAGCATCATTAAACATAAGTTTATTTGTGCTATTTAAAGTTAATCCAGTGTCATTAGTATGAGTTAAAGTAGCATCGGAACCAGCACCAAAAACAAGAACTGCTGAGTCAGATAATAATTTAAGATCATTACCCATTATCGTATCTTTAGCTACAGATAATCCACCATCAGTTTGTAATGAGCCATCAGTTGTAGAAGTTGCATCTGTAGTATCATCTGTTTTTACAATTCCGCTTGCAGTTATAGCAGCAGTTGTAGTTGCTCCAGCAACGTCAACAGCTCCAGAAAAATCACCTGTTGCTGCATCTATTTCACCTGAAATAGTAAAATTTCTAATACCTGTATAATCTTTGCTTGAGTCTAATATAACTGCTTTACTTGCTACAGCCGTACCTACAGCCGTGGCTCCAATATCTAAAGCATTTAATTCACCTACAACAGCAGTAATGCCATCTAAAGCATTAATTTCTGTTGCCGTAGAAGTTACAGCTACATCTTCATTTATCTTAGGACTTGTTAAAGTTTTATTTGTTAGTGTATCGGTTGAAACAAGAGATACTAAAGTTGAGTCAGCACCCGCTGGTAATAACATAACGTTTGTAACACCTGCAGAGTGTGGTTGTGCTTTTACTTGTTGGCCGTGTGAATTAGACTCACAGTTAAATTGTATAGAACCTGAA